CCAACTGCTTCAGCAAGAGGTCGGCCATCAGTCGAGTGTGGCGACCGTTACCGTTCGGAAACGGGTGGATGAGAACCATCTGATGATGGAGCCGCACCGCGATCTCATGTGGTTCGAACGAGGCATTGGCGACCCAGTGCCGGACATCGTCGAGGAGTTGCTCAACACGCGTCGCGATTGTCAGCGGGTCTACTCCGATGGTGGTCTCGAGTCGTCGCCAGGTTCCGGCCCATCGCCAGACATCGCCAAACATCTGCTTGTGCAGTCTCTGAACATAGTCGCGTCTCAAGACGGTGTCCGTTCGCGCCCGCCTGGCCCAGTTTAGGGCTGCAAGGATGTTGGCGGCCTCCGCCGCATTCAGGTCGGCCTGAGTTGCTATGTGGGCGGGCCTGAGGCCCGCGATGGTGTCGGGGTCCAGGGGCGTTGCCCCCGGGATCAGGTCAAGCTCGATTGGCATCGGCCGACCAGAGGTCACCGTCACGGACATGTTCCGCGATGTAGTCCTCGATGTCAGTGTCCCGATTCGAGGAGGTGACCGCCTGATCTTCCAACTTCATCGTCTGGTCCACACGAGCAATGTCGCGCAGAGCAACCTCTCGCGCTCGCCGATCGACTGTGTCCGCCAAGGTGCCATCCTCAGGAACGATGGCGTAGACCAGTCGACAATGGAGCGCCGCCGCCGCTTTGCGCAGGCTGTTGAGGGTAATGGTCCCGGCAGCTTCTGACCGCTCCAAGTCCGACATGCTTTGCCAGGCGATGTGCAGGCGATCTGCGTATTGCTGGCCATTCATGCCAAGGGCTTCACGAACGGCGCGCAGCCAACCGCCACGCGGGATGGGTATGCTTGCTGCCGGACGCAAGACTGCTAGACGCCCATCCAGCGAGCGCCTAGCCCGCTTCAACTTTGAACTCAGCATTTTCGGACCTCTGCCTCTCCTAGCAGAAGACTGGAAAATTGTCCAGGCCATAGCCTGGATAATGTACCAAGTATCCAGGTCATAACCTAGGCATAAATCCACAAATCCAGGTCAAAGCCTGGATTAGGAGCCTTCAGATGCTCCTAGTCGGTGTCCTGCTCGCCGCCGGCGTCGAAGGGCGAGAGCTGGTAGGTCGGGGCTTCGCCCGAGCTCTCGAGCACCCCGTCCTGATTCGGCTGCAGCCTCAGCACCTCGTGCTGGCCCTTGTCGTAGAGGACGACCGCGGCGCCGCCGTCCTCGACCCCCCAACTCGCAAAGACCGGAAAGCTTGCGGGACAGGAATCGAGCGCTTCGGCGACCCAGCCGGTCGCAGCGGGCCGATCGGTCATATTGAGCGGACAGGTCGCACTGTCCGCCCCTTCCTCCTGGAGGATCCACTGGCCGACAAAGCCTGCGGCTTCTGGGGGCAGGGTGGTTGCGGCGGATGCCGGCGGCGGGGCCTTGGTCGTGCCCTCTCCCAGGGATGGCGCCGCGGCACAGACAGCGGCAAACGCAAGACAGCCGGCGGCGACCCACATCCGATTCATCGCGACTGCTCTCCTGTTGGCTGGCCGATGCAAATTATGTGACGCAAGCGATGCGTCGCAAGCCTTGTGGCGCAGGGCGTTGCCGAATTTGTGCGGCAACTTATCCATGCGTGACGCCCGGGCCCTATAGTCTGGCTACGGTCGCAGAAATGGGCCTTGAGGGGGCGGCCTTCGCCGGCGGCGCGGTCAATCGAGACCCGACGCCGAACCCAGCAGCAGAGATGGAGACGGCCGTGCCGCCAGCGAGCCGATCCCGCGATGCCACGACCGGGCGATTCAAGACGCGCATCGCGGTCAATATCGAAGCGGTCCGGTTCGACTATGAGAGCGATGAGCTCTCAACGGTCGAGGTGGCCATACGGCACGAGATCAGCGCCTCGACGCTGCATCGGCTTGTGGTTCAGCACGGCTGGCGGCCGCGGGCGCCGCACCGGATCGATCCGGATGATTTGATCATGCGGATGTTCGCAGCCCTCGATGCGCAGATGCGCGATTTGGAGTCGACGATGACAAACGCTGGAGGCTCGCACGCGGGCATGCTGGTCAAGCTGGTGGGCACGCTCGACAAGCTGATCGAGATCAAGGATGCCGAAGCGCGCAAGCACCGCGACGGCAAGCGGCCATCGCGCCGGGTGCTGGAGCTGCGTAGCAAGCTCGCCCAGCGCGTCGCCGAACTGAATGAAGATTGATCCGGCACTCCTCGCCTCGCTGAGCGATGAGGAGGTCGAGGACCTGGCGTTCGACTGGCCGCTCTGGGCGCGGCAGGCGCAGCTGCCGCCGGAGGGTGACTGGGTGACCTGGCTGCTGCTCGGAGGCCGTGGCGCCGGCAAGACGCGGGCAGGCGCCGAATGGGTGAGGCAATTGGTGGCCGATGGCATCGGCCCGATCGCGCTGGTCGGAGAGACCATTACCGAGGCTGCTTCCGTGATGGTGGAGGGGCCGAGCGGCATCCTGTCGGTAACCCCACGGGCGCACCGGCCGACACTTTCTGGAGCGACGCTCCATTGGCCGAACGGCATCGAGGCGACGATCCTGGGGGCTGCCGATCCGGAGCGCTTTCGGGGACCGCAATTCGCGGCGGCGTGGAGCGACGAGGTCGGCAAGTGGCCCCATGCGGAAGCGGCGTGGGACATGCTGCAGTTCGGCCTGAGACTGGGACCGCGCCCGCGGCAGCTGGCGACGACGACACCGCGGCCGACGAAATTGCTGAAGCGCCTGATCGCCGACCCGCTGACCGCGGTGACGCGGATGACGACGGCGGAGAACCGCAGGCACCTGGCGGGCTCGTTCCTGACGGCGGTGGTGGCTCGATACCGCGGCACTTTGCTCGGTCGGCAGGAGCTCGAGGGCGAACTGATCGAGGATCAACCCGGGGCGCTCTGGACGCGCGACATGTTCCGGCCGCTCGATAGTAGGTCGGCGGAACGTATCGTCGTCGCGGTCGATCCGCCGGCGACGAGCACTGCCCGCTCAGACGGGTGCGGGATCATCGTCGCCGGCCGGGCCGGCGAGGGGGTGGCGGTGCTGCGCGACCTGACGCTGAAGCCGGCGGTGCCGCTCGACTGGGCGAAGCGCGCGGTCGATGCCTATTGGGAGCACGGGGCGGACTGCATCGTCGCCGAGGTCAACCAGGGGGGCGAGATGGTGACAGCGGTGATCGCTCAGGTCGATGCGAGGGTGCCGGTGCGGCGGGTGCATGCGACGCGCGGTAAGTGGGTGCGGGCTGAGCCGGTCGCGGCGCTTTATGCGCAGGGCAGGGTGACGCACGCCCTGGGGCTGACGGCGCTCGAGGATGAACTCTGTGGATTTGGGGTCAACGGCATGGCAGACGGGCATTCGCCCGACCGGCTGGATGCGCTGGTGTGGGCGGTGACGGAGCTGATGGGGGTGGGTGGGCCGCGGGTCCGAGGATGGTGAGTTCGATCACAAGGCCGTCAGAACGGAACTCACGGCTTGGTGAGGGGTTCGAGTCCCATCACCCTCGGAGATCGATCCATGACGAAAGTTACGAGCCGCGTCGCGCTGATGGCGGTTGTCAGCCTGCTGACAGTCGTGCCGCCGGCATTTGCAGCCGGTATGCCCGGCAATAACAACAATGGCGCCGGCGCGTCGATGGCGCTCGACTGCTCGCTGCCCGCCAATCTCCATAACCCGCTCTGTGCGCCGTCCGGGCCGCAGGGCCCGAATGGGAACAAGGGTCCGATGGGCAACAACGGCCCGAATGGGAACAATGGTCCCATGGGCAACAACAATGGCCCGCATGGCGGCCCACCGCCCGGCTACAAGGGTCCGCCCTCGGGCACGTTCAACTTCAACCAGCAGGATCGCGGCTATTTTGATCAGCGGTTCCGTGGCTACAATTTCGGGAACTTCGGCTTCTTTGCGACGCTGCCGTTCTCGATCGCGATCGGCACGCTGTTGCCGCATACGTATCACTCGCATCTGCGGCCGGTGCCGTACAATGTCTACCACTACTACCCGTGGTTCCGCGGCTACCTCTACTTCGTCGATCGCTCCGGCGACTTCGTGATCGTGAGCCCGCGCACCTACAAGATCGTCGCCGTCCTCTAAGTCGCGACGACATCTTCAGCCTTCGAAAGCCCGCCCTCACCGGCGGGCTTTTTCGTGTCCGCCGTTCAGTGGCCCTGTCCTCCAAGGAGCAGCATGCCCAATTTCCTGACCCGCCTCCTCGGCGGCGCGCCGGTCGAGCCCGGCCGGCCAACCGAGACCAAAACGCTCAAAATGCTCACGTCGATCCGCGACATCGCCGAGGCCCGCTGGACGTCCCGTAGCTTTGCCGCCCTAGCGCAGCAGGGCTTCGCGTGTAACCCGGTGGTCAATCGCTGCGTCCGGCTGATTGCCGAGAGCGCCAATCGTGTGCCGCTCATCGCGGTGGAGAATGGGAAGCGGCTCAGCGACCATCCTATGCTGGCGCTGCTCAGGCGGCCGAACCAGCATCAGTCGGGCAGCGAGCTGTTCGAGGCGGTCTACGCCTATCTGCAGACCGCAGGGAACGCCTATCTCAGCGCCGCCGTCGCGGATGGCGAGGTCAAAGGCCTCTACTGCCTGCGGCCAGACCGCGTGCAGGTGGTGCCGGGCAGCGATGGCTGGCCGGTGAGTTACACCTACAGCCCGGGCGGCAGGATCACGACCTTCCGCCAGGACGCAACGCCGGTCGCGGGCGTGCTGCACATGGCGCTGTTTCATCCGCTCGACGATTACTACGGGCTCAGCCCGCTGGAGGCGGCGCAGCAGAGCCTCGATCTTCACAACGCCGCGGCGCGCTGGAACAAGGCGCTGCTCGACAATTCGGCGCGGCCCTCTGGAGCGCTGGTCTATTCGGCCGGCGCCGGGCACCTGACCGACGACCAGTTCAAGCGGCTGAAGGAGGAGCTCGAGGGCGCCTTCCAGGGATCGGCGAACGCCGGCCGGCCGATGGTGCTCGAGGGCGGGCTCGACTGGAAGTCGATGGCCATCAGCCCCAAGGACATGGACTTCATCGAAGCCAAGCACGCCGCGGCGCGCGAGATCGCGCTGGCCTTCGGCGTGCCCCCGATGCTGCTCGGCATTCCGGGCGACAACACCTACTCTAATCTCGCCGAGGCCAATCGCAGCTTCTGGCGCCAGACCATCGTGCCGCTGGTGCTGCGCGTGACCGACGATCTGAGCTTCTGGCTGGCGCCAGGGTTCGGCGGCGAGGTGCAGATCGCGCCGGACTTCGACGACGTCGAGGCGCTGGCCGAAGACCAGGCGAGCCGCTGGTCGCGCATCGGCAATGCGACGTTCCTCAGCGACGAGGAGAAGCGGCAGATGCTGGGGGTGGCGAGTGGATGATCTGACCCGCACCATCGCCGAGCGCGGCGACCTGGCGCATCTCGCGCTCTTCCTGTGGGCAAGCGGGGCGAGCGGGCTGCTCGTCTGGTGCCTGCGCGAGCTCGCGGCGGCAAACCGGCGCTTCGAGGACTTCGTCAAGGAAATCGCCGCGCTCAACCGGTTGTTCAACCGCAAGGACTGACGTCATGCCGACCAAGACTGAGGCCGTCGAGGTCTTCAGGCAGTTTGCCTGGAGCCTCGCGGGGAAACTGGCTGCGCCGGATCCGGCGGCGCGGCGCGAGGGACGGCGTCGAGCCAAGCCATCTACGCGTCCAGCCAAGGGCCAGCGCTGATGGACACCATACCGATCGATGCCGAGGGGCGCTTTGCGGGCTATGCGAGCGTCTTCGGCAAGGCCGATGAGAGCGGCGACGTCGTCATGCCGCGCGCCTTCCGCAAGTCGCTGGGTTTGCGCGGCAAGCATCGGATCAAAATGCTGTTCCAGCACGATCCAAAGGATCCGGTGGGCACCTGGGACACCATCCGCGAAGATGGCTTCGGCCTCTGGGTCGAGGGGCGGCTGGTGCCGGAGGTGCCACGTGCCGATGCCCTGCGCCGGCTGATTGCGCGCGGCGCGGTGGATGGGCTGTCGATCGGCTTCCGCACGGTGAAGTCGACCCGGCAGGCCAAGACCGGTCACCGCCAGCTGTGGGAGATCGATTTGTGGGAAATCTCCATCGTCACGTTTCCGATGATGGACCTCGCCCGGATTTCTCCGGGCAAACCGCCGGCAGCGAGCCGGCTCGAACGGTCGCTCGAAGCGGCCATGTCCGTTTTCAAAAACTGAGGACCCCAATGACTGAAGCGACCACCGGCCTTGAAAACAAGGCCAATAGCGGCGTCGACGCGCTGTTCGGCGAGTTCATGACCGCCTTCGAGGACTTCAAGCGCACCAATGATACGCGGCTCACCGAGCTCGAAAAGCGCGGCTCGGCGGATGCGCTAACGGAGGACAAGGTCAACCGGCTGAACCAGGCGCTCGACAGCGCCAAGGCGGCGATCGACCGGCAAAGCCTCGAACGCGCCCGGCCACGGCTCGAGGGCGGCCGCCCCGGCGCTGTCGACGAATACAAGGAAGCCTTTGCCGCCTATGTGAAGCGCGGCGAGGAGAAGGCGCTGTCGGTCGGCTCGGGTTCCGATGGTGGGTATCTCGTGCCGGTCGAGACCGACACTGCGATCACCGACCTGATGACCGCGCTGTCGCCGATCCGCGCCATCGCAAGCGTGCGGCAGGTGTCGAGTGCGGTGTTCAAGAAGCCGGTGGCAATCACCGGGCCGGCCACGGGCTGGGTGGCCGAGACGGCGAGCCGGACCGAGACCGACAGCCAGACCATCAACCTCCTGAGCTTTCCGACGGCCGAGCTCTACGCCATGCCGGCGGCGACGGCGCAGTTCCTCGACGATGCGGCGGTGGACGTCAACCAGTGGATCGCCGACGAAGTCAACGCCGCCTTCGCCGTGCAGGAGGGGACTGCGTTCGTCACCGGCGACGGCAGCAACAAGCCCAAGGGCTTCCTGCATGATGTGGTGGCGGACGGCTCGTGGGCCTGGGGCAGCCTCGGTTACCTCAAGACCGGCGTTTCCGGCGACTTCGCCGCCAGCAACAAGAGCGACGTTCTGCTCGACCTGGTCTACGCGCTCAAGGCCGGCTACCGGCAGAACGCCAACTGGGTGATGAACCGCAAGACGCAAGCCGCGATCCGCAAGCTCAAGGACGATAGCGGCAACTACATCTGGCAGCCGGCCGCAACCGCCGACGGCAACGCAACGCTGATGGGTTTCCCGTTGGTCGAAGCCGAGGACATGCCCGATATCGGCGCGGACTCGCTGTCGATCGCCTTCGGCGACTTCAAGCGCGGCTATCTCGTCGTCGACCGACTCGGCGTCAACGTGCTGCGCGACCCCTACAGCGCCAAGCCCTACGTGCTGTTCTACACGACCAAGCGCGTCGGCGGCGGCGTGCAGAATTACGAAGCGATCAAGCTGCTGAAATTCGGCACCGCGTAAGCGGCAGCCGAAGAGGCGAATAGCGAGGTAGCGAGCAGCGAATGGGGAGCCCCTCCCGCCCTGTCGCGACCGCTCCTCGCTATTCGCTAGTCCCTACTCGCTCCTTCACGGAGACTTCCATGACCTCGACCCTCATCGCCGGACCCGGCGAGGAGCCGGTGGCGCTTGCCGACGCGAAAGCCTGGTGCCGGATCGACTCGACCGACGACGACGCGCTGGTCGGGGCGCTGATCGCGGCCGCCCGGCTGCAGGTCGAGAGCGCCACGGGCCGCGCCCTCGTCACGCAAAGCTGGCGGCTGACGCTGCCGCACGCCCCGCGGCTGGTCGTGCTGCCGGTGGCACCGGTGCAGTCGCTGACGAGCGCGCCGGACGACGCGCTGCTGCAGGGCGACACTGTGCTCCTTGTCGGGCCGGTCGACGATCTGACCATCGACTATGTCGCCGGCTACGGCGACACGAGCGCCGTGCCCGGCGATCTCAAACAGGCGGTTCTCGTGCTGGTCGCCTATTGGTACGAGCACCGCGACACGGCGAGCGGTGTGACGCCGGTGGGCTTCGACCGGCTGGTCGCGCCTTATGTGCGGGTGCGGTTGTGAGCGATGCGCTTCCGCCGATCGGCACGCTCACCGACCGCGTGCAGCTCAAGACCCGCACGATGACGAACGAAGACGAGGGGGGCGAGATCGCGATGTTCACGCCCCTCGGGACGGTTTGGGCGCGGGTGCGCGCGCTGAGCGCGCGACAGATCGCCGAGGGCGAGGCGAGGGGGACGACGCTCACGCATTCGGTTGTGCTGCGTTATCGCAGCGACTTCGGACCCGGCGATCGCGTGACCTATCGCGGCCGCGACCTCGATGTGGTGTCCACCGCCGATCTCAATGGCGGCAAGGCTTATCTCAGTTGCCAGTGCAGCGAACGGGCGGTAACGGGATGACGCATCCGATCCTCGCCTTGCAGGCGACGCTCGTCGCCGCGCTTCGTGCTGACACCGAGCTTGCGGCCCTCGCGCCGGTGTTCGACGCTCCACCCAAGGGCAGCATGCCACCCTATGTCACGATCGCGCGGCACGATGTGCTCGCGAACGATGGCGACACGACGCCCGGCTACGAGCACCGCGTGATCCTTCACGCCTGGGCGGCGGATGCGAGCCGCAAGGCAGCTGTGGCGATGGCCGAGCGCATCATGATGGTGGCGACGAGCGCGACGCTCGGCAGCGACACGCTCACGGTGACGCTGGCGCGCCACAATCGCACCGACACCATCATCGACCAGGCAACCGGCCGAGCGCGGGCCGCGGTTGCACTGACGTTCTACTCCGAACCTTCAGCATAGGACATATCATGGCAGCCCAAAGCGGCAAGGACATGCTGGTGAAGCTCGACCAGACGGTAAGCGGCAGCTTCCTGACCGTCGCAGGCCTCCGCACGCGCTCGCTGAGCTTCAATGCGGCGAGCGTCGACATCACCGACGCCGAGAGCGCCGGGCAGTGGCGCGAGCTGCTCGCCGGCGGCGGCATCAAGCGCGCTTCGGTGAGCGGGACGGGCGTCTTCAAGGATCAGACATCGGATGCGCAGATCCGCGGGCTGTTCTTCGACGGCACGGTCCGCGACTGGCAGCTGATCCTGCCGGATTTCGGCACGGTGCAGGGGGCGTTTCAGATCACCGCGCTCGAGTTCTCGGGCGACCACACCGGCGAGGTGACGTTCAACATCGCGCTGGAAAGCGCAGGCGAGCTGACGTTCACGGCGATCTGACCGTTCTGAATGAGCACGGCGTGATGAAGTCGTCCGCGCAAGAGCCGCACGACCCCCACCC